GCCGGTTCGCGTTCGAGACGGCTACTAAAGTCGAATCGGAGTTACTGACGTATAACAATCTGATCGCACAGCGCGCTTTTGACGCCGCCAAATTCGTGCAGCAGGTAGCCCTCGATATCTTCAACGGGCAGGTGCAGGAGTATAATGCACAGGTGCAGGCATACAATACGGAGGCGCAGGTTTATAAAACCCGCATCGAGGCGGAACTAACTAAGTTGGAATCCTACAAAGCCCAGCTGGAAGGCCAGCGGATTATCGGTGAGCTGAACCTGCAGAATGTCGAAATCTACAAGGCGCGCATCACAGCCGCGCTATCTCAAATTGAGATTTTCAAGGCACAGGTGGAAGCCGCCAATTTGGTGTTGAACAACAACAAGGTCCGCATCGAAAGTTTCGCGGCCCAGATCAATGCCTATGATGCCCAGGTTCGCGCCAAGGCTGCGGAGTATAACGGGTACGCTACTGCAGTACAAGCCGAGGTAGCGAAAATCGAGGTATTCAAGGGGCAAGCGCAGGCGTATAGTAGCGTGGTCCAGGGCTATTCCACCGCGGTTAGCGCTGCTGTGGCAAAGTCGAATCAGCAGATCGAGATTCGCCAGCGCTTGCCGATCGACATGTTCAAAGCCCGCACCGAAGTTTTCCGCGCACAGGTGGATGGAGAATCAGCGCGTGTTACAGCCGGCACCCGGACCTTCGAGGCACAGGTGCAGTCCTATACAGCTACGGCCAATGCTCAGATCGGGCAGCTGAATACCGCGGTGCAGGCGTATAAAGCAAAACTGGATGCTCAAATTGGATCGGCTGGCGTGCAGGCGCAGGTCGCCAAGGCGAACGTCGACGCGGCTGTGTCGGGGACTCAGGTTCTGGTAGAAGCAATTAAAGGCGGAGCCCAAACGTCAGCGCAACTTGCCGCAGCTGCATTGTCGGCTGTCAATTTGTCCAGCCAGATTTCCAACAGCGTATCGAACACTGCTTCGAATACTTCCAGCAATATCGCGAACAACACCGCCGCCAGCCAGGTCGGCGACGTTACGTATCATAATCTCTCGACGGAGTAAACCATGGATGAGTCTCTGTTCCCTACCTATCTTAACAACGGGACTATCCGGTCTACCGCCGGCGCCCCTGTATCGAGCCAGAGCGAAGTACCTGCACAGCCTTTCGCGCTGAAATTCGCGCCACCTCCAGCGGTAACAATCCCACCTCTGGCTACCATCAACACGCGTACACAGGCAGGACAGCCTACCCCGCGCGCTACGCCGCTCGGTTCCCCACCGTCCGACAACGGCTTACCAAAAGGCGTGCCGGCCAACGCCATCCCTGTGATCCGTGGCATGGATCTGAGCTACGACATTCCTGGTACTGGTCAGCGGCTGTATCCGACTATCAACGGCGGAGTTAGTCAGTTTAATCCGGAGCAGCAATTTGAGTTGGCGCGCTATGTCGAACCAGAGCGTATCCGTGCTGGTGCTGAAGTCCAGTCCGCCGGTATCCGTTCTGGCGGTGAAGTAGCCGCCGCTTTGGGGGCAGCGCGAATCGGTCAGGAAGGCGCATTCAAGCGTCAGCTACTGGAAACTACCGCTACTCCCCGGCCGTTTGGCACGGAGGCGTACCACGATCCAAATACCAACCTCACTGTCCCGCTACCAACTTACGGTGTGCCGCAGATTGACACGAACACTGGTGTGGTCAAAGGCTTCACTCCTATCGGCGCTGCCGCCCAGCGGGCTAACCCTAATGTGAAGGTTGGCGATACGTATAATGCCCCGGATGGCAAATACGGACAGTACACTGTGAAGAATAAAAAAATCGTCGCTACGGAGTAATAGATGGCTGACTTCGACCCCAATCTGCACGTATCACAGGATTTCGACCCTAAGCTCTGGGCTGCTGGCCAGCCAGAGCAACCCAAAGGCGGCATGATATCGTCCGTCATAAAAGGTATTGGGCAAGGGGCCTTAGAGCAGTACGCCAAACCGATTGGCTTGGCTGCAGCCGTGCCGGCCATGATTGGGGACAAGATCCGTAATGCGTTTACTGGGCAAACGGATACGACCGCCCAGGATTTCGTATTCAAAAACGTTGTCGATACGATATCCGATAACGCGGATAAGCTCGCGCCGAGCTCCGAGGAAGCCAGCAGCGTTTCTCAATCAGTAGCCCATGGCCTTGGCTACATGGCGTCCGCTTTGCCAGTTATCGCGCTTTCCGGTGGTAAGATGGGCGTACCAGCTGCGATTGAAGGTGGCGGAGCCGCAGCAGCTGCGATCGCTCACGCGGCGCGCGGCGCGGCGGTTATGGCGCCTATCGCAGCTGCCCAAGGCATCAACCAGACAGCCACTGCGGCCCGTGCCGGCGTAGATCTGCCTACGGCGTACGAATCTGGTCTTACCCAAGCCGCCATTGCAACCGCCACCGGCGCCGTACCGTTGGCTATGCGAGGTGGGATCCTTACGCGTGCCGCAACCGGCGCCGCTTCCGGTGCTATCACTGGCGAGATTGGACGCGAAGCGCAGAATGCTGTGCTAGGCGATTACCAGAATCTGCAGACTCCGTTTACCACCCAAGGTATTGCTACGCAAGCTGCAACTGGCGCCTTGCTCGGCGCTGCGCTTGGCCCGCGCGCATATCGACCAGGGCAAACTCCAGAGGAGATTGCTGCGCGCCAGCAAGCGCAGGCACAGGAGGCGCAAGCCGCCCAGCAGGGCCAGCTACTCGATCAGTATCGCCAGCAGTTCATGGAGGGCGTCAATGGCGTTCCTGAGGAAGCTCTCCCAACGGGTCTGAGCCCGGTGGAGCAGGGCATCCTAGCGTCTCATCTCGATCAGCAAGTTCGTCCTGAACCGGAGGAGCCTGCGCCGTTCTATGGACGTGACCTGGACGCGGAGCTCAATGTCATGCGGACGATGGACGAGCTGACCCGGCAGGAGCAAGCGCGCCAGGCTGCCGTCGAGAACGCCAAGATCCCGGCCAACGTGCCTAAGATCGATGAAGGGTTAATTCCCAAGCCAGTGCAGGAACGTGCACCGACGCCGCCGGCCGAACCTTCGCAGAATCCCGTATCTGAACGCCTCAATACCCAGATTCAAGATGCGCTAATGGAGGCACAACGCCGAAATGGCGGGGGCAAAGCCGCCACACAAGCCGCGTTTGAAGCGGCCGAAGCGCAACGCAATGCGCAGAAGGAACAGGAGCTGACCGCTATTCAGAACATCGCCAAGGGCGAAACCTTGGCGGAGCAAGCGGCTCGCGGCGAAGTGCCGGCAAATGCCAAGACGCTTGCGGCGCCGGTGCAGGAATTCCAGAACAAGCTTGCGGATTCCCTGCCAGAAGGTTCCGACAAACTCCCGCCGCGCCTGCGCCAAGAGGTAGCCCAGATCGTGTCCGGGAAGCAGACCTACGATCAGCAACTGGACGCGCTGTCCGCCCTGCGCGATCAAAAAAATCAGTCGACGGTAAGCTATGCGGTACTGGACAAGATGGTGAAAGACCTGCGCCCAGAACCTGCTCCAGAAGTGCAGCCGCAGGTAGAAGCCCCTGCGGAGACGCGAGCTCCTGCAGCCGAAGCTAAGCCGGCGGAGCAGCCAGCGACGGCCAAAGAAGCTGCCCAAGCGGCGGCGGATCGCCTGGACGCCACTGTTGCTGAACTGAATTCTCGGGATCGCGCCGGACAGCTCGCCGACAACGAGCGCCCACGCCTACAAGAAGCACAAGATCTTCGCCGTACACTGGCCCGAGCTTTGGCTTCTGGTAAATCGAGTGACGAATATCTATCTGACCTGACCAAGTTCGCGGATAACACCGCCACACAGGAAGCCTACGACGCACAGGGTCCGCTTTTATCATTCAAAGCCCCGTCGCCGGATGAACCCCATTTGGGTCTCGCCCGCGCCATCAGCCAAACCAAGTCGGTGCAGGGTGCACTGGACTACATGAAGACGAACGGCAGTGAACAATGGGTAAAAGACCTGGCCGGTAAGCTGTCTGAATTCGGCATCGATGTGCCCATTCATGTGGCAGCATCTGGCGGCCTGCCGGGCGAAGTAGGCCGATATGACTCCAACACGCGCGCCATCCAGTTATTTAGCGGCGGCGCTTCCGAGCACACCGCACTACATGAAATCATCCACTCTGCCCTGTTCGATCAGATGGACCAGGCGTCCCGCATCTTCGCGCCGCGCAATCAGACCGAGGCGGCTAAGGTATCTGCCCTGCGTGGACTGGACGATATTCGCAAGGACGCGTTGAAGCGTGCCAGTGCCAAGGAGCATTATGGCCTAACCAACGTTCATGAGTTTGTGGCGGAGCTGAACACCAACCCGAAATTCCAGGATTTCCTGTCCCAGAAATCGTTGTGGCAGAAGACTGTCGCCGCAGTACGTAAGATGATCGGGATGCCAGTAGATGCACAATCGCAGCTGGAGAAAGCCTTGAGCCTGCAGGGTGAGTTCTTCGGTAAGGAGCAATACCAAGCCGCGCAGGAAGCCCGCGAAGCAGTGCAGCGATTCGACTCCTCGCCGGCGGAAGCCGCGAAGGTTACCGATGAAGTTCTGCCGCGACTGATCCAAAGCGCCGATGACGAAAATCCACGGATCAATCTTGGTCAGCTGACCCGCCAAGCATTCAACAATTTGCTGCAATGGAAGACTACTCAGTTCATCGTTGATCGTGCCGGCGCCGTCCCTGAACTGGTTAAATCTGACTTCCACGAAGCCGCCCAGCAGTATGTCCGCGCACATACCGCACGTAATCTGGCGTCTGAATATGCCGGTAAAGCGCCGGTGAAATACGGTTCTGATCTGGAGCACTACCTGCGCAAGCAAGGAGACAATGCTGCCGCACTGAATAAGCAGGCGGCGGACATCGGTATCGGCAGCAGCATCTGGGGCTTCGATCCTACCAAGAACTTTGCGGATAACCAAAAGGCCGGCCGCGAGCTGGCGCCATCGAGCAAGGCGTTCGTGGATAGCATCAATCGCAAATTCACTCAACTGAAAAGCACGAACCCCGAACTGGCCCAGTCCATCATCGATGGCTCAAAAGTTAACCGTAAAGGCTACGTACTGGACCACGCTACGATCGTATCCAACCTCCTGCGTGCCGCTGGTGATACTGCTCGCCGCCTGGCTGCCGATTTGCAACAGATGGCTCCTGAGGATGCGCGCCGTGCTGAAATGGAAGCCCGCGCTGAAGGCGCCACGGCCGAGTCTAACTTCGCCGTGCGACATGGCACCGGGTTGGACTTTATGGCTAAGGATGTGCAGGACGCCAAGAATACAAACCCGGCGCTCCACATCGATGGTGCGAGCGACATTCTGGATAAGCGGCTGCGCGCGGTATTCTCCGATGCTAATTCTTTACCTAAAGATTCCACGTTGCGCCAGCAGCTGAAAGAGTTTGAGGGCATCTACGCCAACCAGATCGAAAATCCATACTACCACGCCGGCCGCTCGGGCGATTACTTCATGAACCTGAAGTATAAGAATATGGACCAACAGACCTGGGATAAGATGCAGGATGCTATCAAGAATGCGAATGCCGTGCTGGGTGACTTCAACGGCAATGATCATGCCTTTATCAAATTCAATTCGCTGGAGGAAGCTGCGGCCGCCTATAAGAAGCTCACCGCTGCAGCCGGGTCTAAATACGATGGTGGTTCCGTGGGCGCATTGGCTAAAGGCGGTCAGATCGGCATGAACGCTCCAGTCTCCGCGGCGATGCGCAGTGCGCTGCAAACGCTGCACGATTCTGTAACTGAGGCTGGGCTCTCCGGCCCACAGGCAGCGCAGATGCAGGAGGCCCTTACCCGCAAATTCATGTCCATGCTGCCGGAGACATCAACCCGGCTGGCTAAGCTGAATCGTGCCGGCGTGCCGGGTTATACCGCCGACTTCCTCGGGAGCTTCGGTAAGCGCGCTTCCGGCGCCGTGCGAGACACGGCCAACATCTACTCCATGCGCGCATTCTCCGAGTCGCTGTCTAATATGGATAAGGCTGTGGAGGATCTGGCGCGCGGAGATAATCCAGATGCGCAGGCCAAGGCGCAAGCAATCGCTGATGAGATCAAGACCCGTTATTACAATGGCATGAAGCCGGTGGAGAACAACCTGGTCAACCTGGTCAACTCTCTGGGACACTCATTCTTCCTGGCCATGTCGCCGGCGTACCTGATCCGCGCCACGGCGCAGCCATTCCATCGGGGCCTTCCTATCACGGGCGCTCGCTATGGTTTTGTCAACGCTGCCAAGGAACTAGGCTCCGCATATGGTCCGGCACTTCGTGTACTGAAGGACTCCTTGGCTTCTGGGTGGGCAGAGGACGGCCTGCGCGGCGCGGCCGATAGCTCCCTAAAGCTGGATGGCGCTACGAACTTGAGCGCCGGTGATCGGGCGTTCCTCCAGGAGGCTAATGATCGGGGCATCCTGAAGCTCGGTCAAGCCCGCCAACTCCAACAGCTGGCGATCGAGGGAAATGTCCGTACACAGGATCTTGTACGATTGGCATCCATGACTGTGCAGGCTTCGGAAATTCTGAACCGCATGTCGATCGGGCTATCGGCGTTCCGCTTGGCGGAGAAGGCCGGCAAAGCTTCCCAAGCGGAAAATATCGAGTACGCCCTGAAGACGGTCGCTAATGCGATGGACGATTTCAATCCAGACAACATGGCGCGCGGTCTCGGTAAATATGGGCCGGCCGGCAAGATCACGCCGCTGATCAGCGCATTCCAACAGTTTAACTTCCAGACTATGCAGCAGATTGCGCGCACGGTGCAAGATGGATTCTTCAACAAGATGCGCGACGCCAACGGTAACCTGACCGAGGAAGGCGCACAGCGTGTATCCGAAGCCCGCCGCGAATTCGCCGGCTTGATGGGCACTACGGCCCTGATCTCCGGCGCGCTGGGTCTCCCCTTCGTGAACGCATTCGCGGGGGTGTATAACACGGCAGCTAACCTGCTGGACCCAGATAACCCAACTGATATTCGGATCGCTACCCGTAACTGGCTGGCGAATCAGTTTGGCGCCGACGTAGGTGGCGTGATCGCCCATGGCCTGCCGCATGAAGCGGGTGTGGATACATCGACCTTCGGTCTTCAGGACTTGTTGCCAGGATCCTCGTTCCTATCCGATCGCCGTTTGTTGAAGGACAAGATCCCGGACTACGCCACCCAGATGTGGGGGCCTTCGATCAATGCCGGGATCAACATCTTCAAGGGGCTGAACCAGGTCGTGGATGGCCAGTACATGAAGGGCATCGAGCAGATGCTGCCCTCCGGCATCAAGGGCGCATATAAAGCATACGAAGCGTCCCAGTACGGATATACCGATTCGAAGGGTAACCCGATCGGGCTTCCAGTTACCGGTTGGGATTTGGCGGTCCAATCCGCCGGCCTGCGTCCTGCTGACCGGGCAGAAGCCTCTGAGGCCGCGGAATTCTTCAATATCAACCAGGATCGGATCAATGCTCGCCGGTCTTTGATCTTGGACAACTTCTATAAGGGCGTCACTCGTCGCGATCCGGCGCTTGTGCAGTCTGCTTCGCAGATGCTCAAGGAGTTTAACCACGCAAATCCCCTGCAGCCTATCACGGATATCAATGGCGCGATCCAGCAACGTATCGTAGCACAGGCTGTAGGGGCAGCTACCGGCACTGGCATTCAGACTACGGCCCGTCGAGTACCGGTAATCCAGCAGGATATTCAGTTTACAGGCAATAACACTTTGCCTAGATTCTGAAATACGGTAAACTTATTGCAGATTAGAAACGGGTGACCTATGACTTGTTGTGCACAAAAACAAGATTTCTGCGTATCCGCCGGCGAGACATTTCTCCCCGTTATCCGTTGGGCGTTGTCCAACCTGGATTCGTACGCTATCACTGCAATTACGCAGTCAGCACCAGCGGTCATTACCATGAACAGCCATGCCATCCCTGACGGCTGGCCAGTGGCCGTAGTTTCTGTACGTGGCATGGACCAGATTAACGGGAGGCATTACCCACCTGCTGCAACAGACATGCACTATGCCTCGTATATTTCCGGGACGCAGATAAGCTTGAACAGCGTCAATTCCGCGGATTACAGCGCGTATGTTTCCGGTGGGTTCGTAGTCCATAACACCCCGGTTGATATGACGGGTGCGACTGCGACGATGCGAATCTACGATGCACCAGAGGGCGGAACGTTGCTCATGACTCTGACCGATGTTTCTGGCATTACGATTAATAACACCGACCGCACGATCCGCCCGCGGATTGATACTGCGGCCATCTCATGGACAACCGGGTACTACGATCTTGAAATGACTGACGCCGGCGGCGTAGTTACCCAATTGCTCGCCGGCGTCATCACTATCGAATCTTAGGAGTAAACCATGGCTCTCAATACCCAAATGGCCGACGTAGCAGTAAACGCTGAGGCAGATGCACTGACCCCATTGTTCGCCAACGGCTACCTGCGCATCTACTCCGGCACCCAGCCGGCTACCGCAGATACTGCACTGTCCGGCAACACGTTGCTGGCTGAACTGCGCTTTGGCGCCACTGCTTTCGGTTCCGCGTCTTCGGGCGTCCTGACCGCAAATGCGATCACTTCCGATTCGTCGGCCGATAACTCTGGCACTGCGTCGTTCTTCCGCGCTTTGAAATCGGATGGCACCACTGCTTTGATGGACGGTTCTGTTGGTACTTCCAGCGCCAACATGGTTGTAGCCACGACCACCATCACCGCAGGCCAAACCGTATCTTGCTCGTCGTTCACCATCGACGTACGCAACAGCACGTCCGGCTTCTAATAGGCGGCTAGCATGGCGCTTATTGTAAAAGATAGGGTCAAGGAGACCACTACCACCACCGGCACGGGGGCGCTAATCCTGGCTGGTGCGATGACTGGTTTCCGCGCGTTCTCGTCAGTGTGCTCCACGAATGATACCTGCTACTACGCGCTGCAAGCTGTGGATAGTAACGGTACTCCGACTGGTGACTGGGAAGTTGGGCTGGGTACATACTCCGGTACCAATACCCTTACGCGTACGACGGTCCTGTCTTCCAGCAATTCCGGGTCGGCCGTCAGCTTGTCGTCCGGCACCAAACAAGTGTGGATCGACATCGCCGCATCGGATTATCTCACCACGCGTACCAACGCGGCCGGCGGGCCAGCTTTTAGCGCCAGAGCGACCTCGAACCAGACGATAACGAATAACACAAGGACGAAAGTCCTTTTCGACAGCGAAGATTACGATACTGCCAGCTGCTACTCCAGTTCGCGCTTTACCCCGAATGTCGCTGGGTATTATCAAATCAACGCTGGGGTTACCATGGGGACTAATGCCGCGTATCTCTCGCTGTTCATCTACAAAAACGGCACGGCGTTTAAGATCGGCATGCAATCCGGGTCGAATGTGGAATCCGGTGAGGCTAG